GTCATTTTGAATATCATCAATTGGCGTGATATTTGCTGGTCCTGTGATTAGTTCAGCTCCGGCTTCACCCGCTACTCCAAACTTACCTGCACCTAGCTTACCACCATCTGCAAAGAAGCCTCCAAAGAAGTCTCCAATGCCACTTGTAATTCCACTGATTGTTCCACCTAAGTCAAACCCACCAGTTCCTCCACCGCCGCCACCAAATAGACTTCCAATACCGCTGAATAGCCCACCTAGGCCACCTTTCTTGCCACTGCCAAAGCTACTAAGTATATCATTTAACAATGTACCACCGTTAAGTGTGTCTTTGATTAGATCTTTTAGTGTTGACTTCCACATGTCTGCAAATGTATCAAAGCCTAAGTTACCCTCAACTAAGCCATCTGCTAGTTTGTCATTAAAGTCTTCATTAAACTTTTTAACAAACTTCTCTGATTCAGTTAACATTACTTTAACATTTACTTTAAAGCTCTCAGCTAATTTATCAAAGCCTTCTTTTGCTTTCTTTAAACTCTCTGCATGTCTTTCTTCACTTATTAATCCCTCATCTAGTGCTTCATTAAGGAATAGAACTTCTTCTTTGTATCTTCTAGTTGCTGCTTCTAATGGGAAGTAACTGTCTTGCATTTGTTGTAGTTTGTCTTTAAATGCTTGTGCTTGATCTTCAATTTTCTTTGTTGATTCACCACCAGCAGTAGTTAACTTAGTTAATTGAGCTTCTAATAGTTTAACTGACTCTATCATTTTGTCAGCTTCCATGTGTCCGCCAGCAATTGCAATCTTTAGTTTGTCTATTTGTTCTTTAATTAATGTAATTGCTATTTCTGTAGGGAATAATTCTGCTTTTAAGTCCGTCCAAAAGTCTGTAAAGGCATTGACTTCTATTGCTGCTGCAGCAATTGCTTTTCTAAGTAAGGTTTGTTTTGCTGCTAATTCTGCTGTTGCCACAGCTGCCAATCTCATTATACGGTCTTGGTAGCCTACTGTTTGACTAAGTGCTTTTGCTTGTTTTTCTGCTCTATCATAAGTCAGACCTGCCATTGTTATTTCATCTTGAAGATTTCTTATTTCACCAATTAATACTGGTGGTATCATACCAATAAGATTATCTTTAAAAATTTCTACTTTTTCTGAAACATACTCAAATCCTTGTTTACCTAAATCACTTAATGATCCTACAGCACCTGCTGCCGCAGTCTCTATCACTTTAAGTCCAGGAATAAATTCAACTACTGCATTGTAAGCCTTGATCATTGTTTCTGTAAATTCAGAGAACTTTTTCTTAACAAATATTATTACTTCTGCTACTTTATCATTAAGGAATGCTGTAAATCTTCCCAGCATTTTACCAAACTGAGTAAAGGCTGCTTGTATTTGAACAATAGTTCTACCTAGTCCATTTTGAAAACTTAAATAAGCTATAAGAGCCGCTACTCCTGTAATAAGCAATCCAATAGGATTAGCTCTCATAACAACACCTAATGCTTTCATAGCTGGTATAATTTTGTTAATATGCATAGCTAGTTTTAGTCCAATGAATACTTTAACTGCATCCATAAAGAAGTCAAAGTGTGTACCAAAGAATATAAATGCCTCTGTTGCTTTGTCAACTGCTTTAGCAAGTCCTTGACTCATTGAAAGTGCAAATGCTGCAATTGCTTCTTTGTTTCTGTTTATTACACCTTGTATTGCTGTAAGTGCTCTTTTCATACTTGCAAATAATCCACCGCCCATTACACTCTTTTTAAACTTGAACCAAGCATCACCCATCATACTAATTTGACCATCCCAGGTCTTAGCCATCTCAGCTGCTGCACCAGCTAGACTTGTAGATGAATTTTTAAATGCATCTTTAATCATCTTCTCAGTTTGTTCAGCTGTGTACTTTACCCCTTCTTGGAAACCAAGCATTGACTTAACGCCCTTTTCTCTAAAGATGTCTGCACTAGCTATACCACCAGAGAATGCACGTTGTATCTGTCCTGCAACTACATCAAATTCTAATCCTGTAGCTGCGGCAATGTCTGCTGTAATGCCTAAGTTGTCATTTAATTCATCTACTGTTCCTACTGTTAGTAAGAGTGGAGCTGCTTTAGCCATATCTTCAAGTGCAAATGCACTTTTACCAGCCGCTACTTCAACAATGTCTAGTGCCTTAGCACCAAGTTCAGCTGAGCCTGCAATAAACTTTAACTGAATATTGAGGTTTTCCATTTGCTTTGCTGTGTCTAGAAAAGCACCGCCAAGTTTGAAACCTGCAAATGCTGCTATAACACTACCAGCAAGTCCAGCCATTTTACCAAAGCTACTGTTAACTTTAGCTGAACTACCATTAATCTTTTTTAACTGGGCGTTTGTTTTCCCTAAGGCTGCTGACGCCTTGTTATTTGCAATAATATCAATTTCATATCTGCTGCTACCACTCATACTGTGTTTTCCCTTTTAAATTCTAAGAAACCTTCTTGGCTACCAATGTTTCTTCTACATCTTCATTAATCTCAGTAACAATCCTAATAATAATGCTTGGGTCTACTTCATACATTAACCTTGGTTTATCTGCTACAGTGAATAACTTATTTCCGTCTTTGTCTAATGAACGGACAATCAGCGTATGTACTAGGGCTTCAACCATTTTACCTTCATTTGATAATTCAAATACTTTACCTTGTTCTGCAAAACTAAATGTTTTACGGTAATATATTTTATCATTCCATTCAGGTACATCAATCTCAACCATGTCAGCTTTAATTAACTTATTATAGTGACTGGCTGCTTTGTCTAGTATGCTTATTGTCTTGACTTTTTGTGTAGTTTCTTTAATCATAATTCAGTTTCCTTGTTATTTTTGTTGTGTCTTCTTCAACGCTGGTTCAACAATACCATCTGGTGCTTGTTTACTTGTGGGACGTCCTTCACTACCATCTAATATGCTTGCATAGCCAACTTTGTTTGTTAGTATAACTTTGCGCCCATTCATGTTAGCCAAGTCTATCTTTCCAGTCTGTCTCCAGTCAGCTCTTGCGGCACCTGTCTTTATTGGGGTAGCTGCTTTAAGGTTGACTTTTAATTCAGCAATATACTTGTTCATGTCCGCAGACATAAGAGTAACCATGTGTTTCATTGTTCTGCTTGATTCACTCATGTTTAATTCCTTATATTACTTTTTCTTCTGTTGTGCGTTTACATATTCATAATACTTTGCCCAAGCTTCAAGCTCTATATAGCTCATATTATTCATAGTCCATTCAACAGTCTGACCTAAACTCTCTGAAACTCTAAAGAGAAACAGTAACTCTAGATCAGCAGTTAGTTTCCCAGGCTTGATCTAGCCTCTTCTTTTGCTTCCTGCATTGCTGTAACAACACGGATAATAATGTCTGGATCTACTTCACGCATAAGCACAATCTTGTCTGCGTTTGTAAATACTCTGCTACCATCTGCTTTTAGAGCTTTGGCTAATAGTGTTTCTACTAGTGCCTCTACCATGTTACCCTTAGCGTGTAAATCAAGTATCTTCTTTTCAACTTGAAATGTTGAAGCAATCTTAAAATATATAGTACTGTTCCACTCTGGAACTACTATACTTTGTAATTCTGCTGATAATGCATTTCTAAAATGACTTTTGGCATTACCTAATACATCTTGGTTAATTTCTTCACTCATAATCCTTTCCTTGTTATTGTGTCATTTGTATGACTGGGTTTTCTTCTTACAGTATTTAGGGGACTGTAATAGTAACTACAAACTACCCCAGGAATACTGAAGTAGCTTGCAATTAAGTGCTATTATGTTGGTAAAATATCTGTCACAAGTGCGCCAGAACCAGTAAAACTCATACTTACTGTCTGAACATCACCTAATGATGCGTTATTTTCCATAGAGGTAACAATAGCTGTACCACTAAAGCTCATGAGAGCATTTGATAGTAATGGATAAAACTTAACCAATACTGTAGAACCTACTACAACTGAGTTAGCTGCTAATGCTGCTGGAGTCATTGCTCCCGCTGCAACACTATCTGTAAAGTTAGCTTCTGCACTACCTTCCCAAGATAATAGTCCTGCTTTGAACTCTTTGTAAGTAGAGCCCATAAATGCACATTCTAGCGTTTCCGCTGATTGTGATACATCCCATGATGTTAACATTGCTACATTTGTGTATGTAGCGCCGTTATCTGTTGATACTCCTAGAGCACCGTCTTTTCCTGCGTAACATGCCATAATTTTCTTCCTTATGTGTTATTTAATTGGTAACAGTATTCAATGGTGAATACCATCCTACAACTAGCAAAAGGGGCACTTTCACCAATTGTAACAGTCTCTACTCTTGAGAGCCTTATATCTTCAACAATCTTAGATAACGTTCTATCTTCCATTAGTGTATTTTCAATAGCTTCCACAGCAATGTTCCGCTGTGTGTCTCTTTCTCTTCCACCTACCAACAGAACTACGTTAGCTTCCATTGTACCCATTCTTTCCTGTCCTGAAGTACCCATTGTCATTGTAATATCTTCAATGTCTTCATTTGAGGTCTCAATGTATACTGCTGGAAACGCAGTTTTAGCTAATTGATCAGGATCAATTGGATCCCTAGTAACTTTGCCTAGTCTAACGCTACGCTGTGCCCTTAGTAATGTTGTTACTTCAGACATAATATCTTCTCTGCGTGCCATTATCTGTACAACCTATTCTGACTTACTTGTTTAACGTCCGTGTTGGTATCAATGACACCATCATCATTAAAGTCATACTTTATACCTACACCAAATTGTAGTTCCCATTCTTCATAAAATCTATCTTTATAAAAAGTTAGCTGTTCTCTGAATGGATCCCCTTCTGGTCTAAAAGTACTAAGTCTAGG